GGCGTCTTGAGGGCGTTGGCCGGGAGGGAGTAAGTATAGAGGGTATCTTCCGTCGTGTCGGCACCCGTGCCGGAAGCCGTGAACTGCGAGTTAAGAAGCCCACTCACACCAGTGTTGATCGACTGAATAAGCGAGTTGATAGTGAGTTGCCCGCCAGCTGGGTCGTTCGGACCTGATAAGGCGGAGATGTTAGCCGCATTCGATTTCGGGGGAGAGAACGAGCCTGAGATCGAGGCGAGACACATCGCCGCAACCGCAAGGCAGACAAGATACTCTCGGATAAACTTTAACATGCTAGCTCCTTATCGCCACGATACCGTGACCGTTTGCCCCGCACCAGGGGTTATGGTTATTCCAGTTCCAAAATCGAAGGGACTTATATCCTAGGTCCCTACAACTGCGGGAGTAGGGGCCATTAGTTATAAAACTCCTTGATGATGATGCATCCATCCGCCCCATTTCCGCCAGCGAAGCCGCCAGCAGCACCGCCTGTCCCTTTGACGCCTACAGTATAGGTCTGGCTTGCGCCGACTTGAGCGGCGGTCATAAAGAATTTTACGTATTCACCGGCACCGCCCCCAGCGCCTACGAATGATGACACGGTATTGCCCCCGCCGCCACCAGAGCCAGTATTAGCCTTTGCAGAGCCACCAGCAGATGACTGGTGCGCTCCAGACCCGCCGCCGCCGAATACAGAGCTACCGCCACGAGACCCGACACCAGTATCTCCAGCGTTATATTGAGACCCTCCGTCCCCATCAGCTCCGGCAAACCTGGAGATTCTGGTCCCTGTTCCGTCCGTGCCGCCCGTGCCTCCTGCGCCGCCAACACTATTGCCCGCGCCGCCACCAGACCCGGCAGCGGCTGTCCATGTGCCGAATGCTGTGGCGGCGGACCCGTTAGTCCCCGCATTCGTTACGGAAGCGCCGCCGCCGCCGCCCGGCCCAACCATTTCGACTTCTATCCGTACTGTACCGGCAGTAGGAGTATACGTTTGAGAAGTACCTGAAGTGAATACTTGTACAGTGGGGTCTTTCCCAACCAACACCCTAACTGGCTGATAAAATATAACCTGCCAATTCCCAGAACCCAAGTATAAAGCTATGGCAGTATCATTAGCAGCAGTAGTAAAACTAGCTCCCCCAGGAAGAATAAGACTGGTAGCGTTATTAGTAAGGGTCAAGGCTCCAGAGAACTTAAGAAAATATAATGGGTAATCTGCTTGCGCCGAAGAACCAAAAGACGTTATAGTCGTAACACCGCTTATAGTTATATTGTGGGTAGCAACGGTGCCTAAGTCAGTAGTGGTAGCAGAAGCTAATGTTACATTCTTGCCTACAAAATTTAAATTACCATTTACGATCTCATACTGTGTGCCATCATACTGAGCACACACCAAATTACCAGAAACAAGCTCGCCGCCAGCAAGAGCAATAGGACCTGAAGTTGATGGTTTAAATACATTCTTAACTCCAGTGCCATTAACATTAAGAGTCGTGGCCGCCGTATTAGTAAACCCGGCTAGAAAACAAATCTGGTTCTTCTGAACAAGTGAGAACCCAATTGGAGCTATCCCGCTTGACACAACTTGCGCATTTGCGGCACCCGTCGAGGTTCCCGCTGTAAATAATTGACTGCCCCCTTGGCTGGCAGATAACGGAGTAGTAAGACCACTAAGAGAAGTTATGTTAGCGTTCGCGCCGTTATTAGCGGCGTTCGCGTTCACCTGATTAACGATGAAATTATAGTTGGACATCACCTGAGTGGCGTCCGCAGTCGAGCCGTTCGTCAGATTGAACGGTAGCGCGCCAACAACCTGAGCCTCCGCATTAGTTAGCGATAGAAGAGCAAGTAATCCAGCTAAGAACCCACGCATCACGCACCACCAACTTGGAGTAAATATCCAAGGCCCTCAAGCCTTGCGTTCAAACTTCCTATACGGAAGTTAGCAGAACTGGGGCCGGAACCCAAGAAAGAAGTTCTCTTGAAGACCACCGGGGCGTTGAAGTTAAGAGCAACGGGCGCGTATCCTTGCGCCACACCCAGCCACACGGCAGCCCCCCAAATAAACCCGCCCCATATAGTAGCGGCACCACTACCCGAAATAAGGACGCTGTTTATGTTCGACGCGTTAACGTCAAGAAATGAGAACGTGTACTGGTCCATGTTATTGAGCGCTAAGTTTATGGTGCACTCAAGAACATTGAACTCTTGCATCGCAAGAGTATCGGGCACCAGGGGGGTCTGAAAAGTCCAAGAGAGCGCCTGTCCGTTCTCCGTGTAGGTGTTGGTGAGGCCGGGGGAGGCGTTAGACTGCCATAACGACCCTGTCACCCCCACGGGGGTCATGATGAAAGAAGCCCCGAAGCCCCGTATCAAAGAGGCGGGAAAGGTATGCGGCCCGCTCCATAACTTGCGGGACATGTGAAAGAAATATTCTTGCGACGGCGTCCCCGCAGCAATGCCGTTCTGCGTCGAGACCCGTAGCACATCGCTCGCATAAGAGATGGCGATGCGGGAGGGCGTCAGAGCATAAAAGAACGGCGCTACGACGCCCGCCCCCCCGGCGCCGATGGGGTCGCTAATTTGCGCGGAGAAATTGATAAACCGCAGACCCTCTGGGGAGACGAAACATAACCCTTGCGGGGTAGCGCACACGCTGTTCTGTGAAAACGTACCAGTGGCAACATTAAGCTCGTTTGTGGAAAGCGGCGCCGTGGTACTCGCCGCGTCCCCGACAATCTGATAAATGGCACTGGTGCCATCCGCAGTCCCAACAAACGCCATAAGCGCCTGAATGACGCCTCCCGTCAGCGCGTTGAGCGGTAGCCCCACGAGCGCGGAGATGTTGACATTGAACCCAATGGTGACGACCTGTGTCCCATTCGTGCAATTTATCGAGTCCGTGGTGTCGGAGAAGATAATAGAATTCCCCACCGCATACCACGCACGCCCGTTAAACTGGGCGACGGCGGTGGGCTTCGCGGGGAACGGGATCGCGCCAGTGAGGTTGCCCGCTGACCAGACAGGGGCGGCGGGGTTAGAGATATCCAATTTTCCAATAAAGAACCCGGCCCCTGAATTGAACCCCTGGTGGGTAAAAATTATCTTGCTTCCAACAAGAGCTGCGGTTGGGGGCACCCATGCCCCGCTCGCCGAAGCCGCTGCGGGGGTGTTATTAACCGTAACCCCGGACACTGTAGTGAATAAGCCGGATATCAAATCGTAAACGAACGGCTCTTCCTGCCCCGGATTGCGGGCGGTCGCTACCAAGCCATAGACCTTGGTGCCGATCACCTCGAACACCGAGACAAAACCGGGGGTGGCGAACCCGGTAAACGGGGTCTTCTGCTGAGAGGCTGGGCGGCAAAGCCAAATGCCATTGGCTCCGGGGTCAGGGATCAAATTCGTCAGTTTGAGCATGCAACCATTAAAACCCGCCGCTCCGTCGACGGAATCAGACAAGCCCTTGGGTGTCCAACCAAATGGCTTACAATTTCTTAGGGTCATTAGAACCCCACTTGCTTAGTGTTCTTAAGCTGTGAGAAAGGGGTTGAAAACTTACGCCTGTCTAATGTTACAGTGTTGACGTAAGACTCATTGTCTCGCTGTATCGTAAGCCACTTCCTAAGGATGTCCGCCGCTTTCTTGTGGAAGCTATCCATCCGGTCATCGTTGGCCACAGCCATCATGCGAGCGGTTAGCTCGTCAAGGAGGTAGTTTTGCTCAGGGAACCAAGGCACCGTTGTGGAGGTTTCAGGGGTGGCGATATCGGGGCGCAGCTTCGCATACCGGACATCTACCTGATAAGAGGCATTCGGCGGGGGCCAGAAGTACATTTGCGGGGGGGAAAAACTGTCATCCACCGCGTAGAAAACAATCTGCGATGTGAACCCTTGCGTCACTATGAGCTGGTCGAAGTCGGATAGCGAGTACTGTATGAGTGTGTAGGGCACCCCGGATATGAGATAGAACACCCCATCTTTCAGGACGCGGAGATGATCGCTGGCCAGATTGAAATAGGGCTGTCCGGTCGTTGGACTAAAGCCCGTGGGGGCACCGGTGTCTATCTGCCACAAACCGCGAGATAGCTCGAAGTCATTAAGTTGCGCGAGGTCAGACAGCATCATGTTGAGAAACTGCCCCGCCTGCAATACATAGGCGGGGGTTTTCGCTATCTGACAGGCTAGGTTAACTAGCTGTTGGGCCTGCAACGCCACGTTTTTCCTCCAGCTGCTGAGCCATCAGCATTTGCCGGTCAATCATCTGCTGCATGCGGTCGAAGTTGTCCTTGGCCTGCTGTATCCGGGTTGCCTGTACGCCAGTAGGCTTATAGGCGCCTTTCTTACCACTAGCCAGATGCTCCTTTTGGTTGGCTTCATGGATGCCAGCCAAGTCAGCCTTCGCTTGAACGAGCGCGCGTTTGTTTAGCTCGATCTCCTTACGGAGGGTCTCAAGCACATACGCCGCTTTCTGACGCTCCACGGTCCCGACAACCTTATCGAGGATAGCGTTAATGTGCGCCTCCGGTTCGTCGACGGGAACATGGAACTGCACGACAACGTTATTAAGGTTCTCGCGAGTTTGATCGAGATTAAACGAAAAAGAATACGCAATAACCGGGGTGGTCACGGAGACCACCTTCCCATTTTTATCGGCCATGTAAAGCTGCCCTCGTTGTGACGTTCTGGGCAGGAAATACTACCTTGGGCGCGTAGTTGGTCTGGCGAGTCGGAGCGTTACGAACCGAACCATCAGCCGAAGCGACAGTCTGGCGCGGCTTCCGGTACTCATCCCGGTTGGCGCCACCTACATCCTCCTCATGCTGCCAAGTCCGTTGCATGATGTCCGCGATAGTCTGGTACACCGGCGCCGGGACAACATAAGAAAAGCCCTGATGGTATTCCCTCCCATCAAGCATGATCTTATTGGAGTGCCCGGCCAAGTCAATGGTTACTTGGATTTGGGCGTGCTCAAGACCAGCGGCAATGCGCAGTCTCCGCTTGGTTTCCTTCCGGAAAGCGTCTCGCTCAATGGTTCGTCTGGCTTCCTCAATCTCAAGGGCGACTTCTGCCTCAATTTCAAGGCACTCCTCCTCGGTAAGAAGGAACTCATTATTCTCTTCCGCACCCCCTACCTCGAACTCTTCTTCGACAGGGTCGACAGGGTCGACAACATCGATATACGCCTTGCTTTTTTTGGCCATGCTCAAAACACTCATCTTAACTGGGTAATCTTCATACTAGGTTATCGGGGGGCCGAAGCCCCCCAAACAATTAGCCGAAGGCCGGGGAGATCGAAGACGTGCTTTCTATGCGAGCAAAGAAGTTTTGGTTCTCGATCAACATACCGTAGAATGTCTTCCACCCTACGACCCTAAGCTGGTTAAGCGGATCGGACTTATCCGCCGCCTTAAGGTAAGTGAACTTAACGTCATCAAGCATAACCTGAGCGTAAGCACCGCGACCGATAACATAAGTCGGGTACACGGTCAGTCCGGTCGCCGGGGCGGCCGGGGGCACCTGTGCTATGCCAAGCCCGGTAATGACTACCGTCTGTCCGGGAGCGAGCTGCGTCGCCTGTCCGGTCAGCGGGCCGAAGGTTGGACCGGCAGCGCATAGGCCAAGGAACGCCGGAGCAGCGCCACCAGCGGCAGACACATAGACGTTGAACGTAAACCCGGCCAAAGCGGGAAGGACAACGCTGATAGAGCCGTTCAGGGCTACGGCGCGCGCGATGTCGGCCTGATAAATACGGCTCTCGTACTGGTTCTGAGTGTCGGAAGCCGTCACCTGAATAATATAGTTCGCGGCTGCGAACGTTCCGCTACCAGCCTGAGGGGCACCGGTGATAGCCGCCACACCTGTCCAAGTCGGGACAAGATTGGACTGGCAGAACCGGATTGTGCGCCACTCTCCGATCTCGAAGTTGTAGAGGCGATTAATATCCGAGTAGGACAGGGCGGTGACGATAGTCGAGTCTTTGTAGAGGTCTCCCATGACTAGCGGGTGGACGATAGACACATAATGCGGCATTGAGCGGGGGTCATCCGAAGCGCGATCTCCGCCCGCGTCAGCGTTCAGCTTCGTGTTGGTCATCTCATCACCCATATATCGGGGGGCACCGAGGGTCATAAGCTGAGCGGCAATGCGGTTAATCTCCAGTCCGGTAAGCTGGGAAGTGGAGATGAGGGAGGCGCGCGATCCAACAGCACCAACATAGTTGACTTGCGTACCGGCGTTAAGCCCGTTGAACGTATTGCGCTCCAGCGTCTCCGACACCTGCAAAGCTGTAAGCTCGCAAGCCTTCTGAAACAGTGGGTGCTTGATGGTGATCTCCGCCACGTCCGTAATAATGACGCGGTCGCCCCATTGCTGCGCTTGCGCAGTGACCTGAGCAATGGTCATTGTCTCCCCCGGAGGTGGTGAACCCTCGGTAAGGGGCTGGAACGGGAGCGGGATGCGGTTGTACCGAGTCGCCGTATAGGACGTTCCCCGGCCTTTGGGAAGGGTGACAGGATCACCGAACTGATATGCTACCAGCTGACGGCGAACCAAAGGCAACGTCTCCATGGCGATATACGCCTCAACGTCGCTCGAAAATGCGGATGCGCTGTTTGTCGGCATCGTGGTGTCTCCACGTTGCAGGCAGGTGTTACGCTACACTACCTTAGAGTTGTACGTTCTCCAGTTTCCTCCGGAGTGATTCACGTTCTGACGTAGGCTTTTTACCACGCTGCGTGGACGCAGTATCGGCCCGCGAGTTAGATGGCCTCGGTACCTTACGTGTCTTGGAAGGGACGAGTTTACGCGTACCCTTTTCGGATTGCTTAATCAACTCATCACCTACAACATACTTAAGTAAGGCCATTCGGGACATATTCTGCCCTTGTTTACGGAGGTCCGCAAGATGTTTTTCAACGGTAGCCTCGTGGCGGGAGAACAACTTATCGGTTCTGGCTCTAGCGCGATATTCTGTTCTGTCTGAATCATCCGCCCTACGGAAGTCATCCATCTGGCGGTTATAATTTATTTCCGCGCGTATCTGCTGTATGTCAGCCTCGGCGCGCTCCTCCGGTGTCATCTGCTGACGCTGGTTTTCCAGCGCCGCTTGGTTCCGCCGCGCCGCTTCCGCGCTCTCCCGCTGCTGTTCCGAACGAAGGCGCGCGGTCTCGGCGCGCAACTCATCTCTCTCCCGCTCCGCTTCACGGCTACGGTTGGCTAAGTCTTGAAAGCGCCGGGAGCTTTTCGCCTTCTTAGCAGTTAAGCGGTCCTGCCGCTCTTGCTCGGCGAAATCGAGTTGGCCTTGCGAATCATCGGAATCTTCTTCTTCCTCTTCGCCTTGTCCATCTTGTTCGCCGTGTCCATCGGCGCCGTCGACGGGTTCGGCTTCATCAAGCTCGCCCCCTTCGTCTTGCTCTTCTTGGTCTTCATCTCCTTCACCATCTTCAATTAGTTCGAAATCTTCGAACCCTTCTAGCTCAAGCTTATCTTCGCGCGGCATGTCTCACCTTTTTACGCCGTGGCTGCGGCGGGTTAGTGGTTTTCTTCTGGCTGATTAAAATGGAGATTAGTTGGTGGGCTTCGCTGGTAAGGTTATTCACACCCTCGGTCGCTTCCCTTGCTTGAGCCTTCGCAGCGTCCAGACTCGCATTATGGTGGGCAGCCTGTGTATTCATCCGGTTTTGTAAAATAGCGAGATCAGTCCTCATCTGGGACTGGTCCGCAACTAGCTTATCTAGCTTGGTGGAAGAACTTATAATGAACCAAATTAACAAAGGTGTTAATATAGCGGAAGCAACAAACGCAGCTATTTTGTAAAAAACCTTAGCAAGCTCTAGTTGTTGTAGCTCTTTGACATGGTCGAATAGAGGTACAGAGGCCATAGCCTTGCTCCGATTTGTCGGGGGGCACCTCTTCAACATTCGTTTCTCCTTGTGATAGCATAAGCTTAAAGTGAGAAACAGAAATGATACGAAGAAAGGCACCCCCCTATTCACCCTTTTACCCGGAGGTAGGTGAACAATTACGCGGCGACGGAAACTGCGGGGACCTTGGTCGCGGCGAAGCCAAGCAACGCCTCAATGAACCCCACCACCGAAGCGGCGATGCCCGCGAACTGCGAGCCGATAATCTGCGCCCAGTTCAGATTACCCAGCATGGCAACAAGTGCCTGCCCAACCTGAATAGCGATAGCGGGAATGTTGCCCATGTTAGGTTCCTATATTGGGGTCAAACTCTTTACGAACGGATATTACCCTGTCTAAAGCTGGGTGACAAGGGTCTGCAACATTCGGAGGATCACGGCCCCCCCTAACTGAGTATCGACAGCTGTTGGAGAGAACACCCCATCAGCCACATACTTACCAACGCTGTACTGATTACTACCGCCCCACACATAAGGAGAAGGCAGGCCGTGATTGCGATAGCCTTCACCATTGAACTCCTCCATCTGGAATAGAGCGGCCCCGACATGCCAGTCCGTTATTTTGTCTAGATGCTCATAGCGCATGGCGTCCAGGCACCCATCTTCGAATGTGCGGAAGGGGCCACGGCCTTTTGGCACCGTGGTAGTCTGTTCATGAAGGGACTGCCCGTTACCAAGGTAGGTCTCGAAGTCGCAGTTGCTCTCGCGATAATGGAGGATTCCGATAAACCACCAGGGCACCCCTGTCATAGTCGAGGCTGTTTGATAGCGGGCGCGCCCTGAGAGGATGCGCTTAGCCACTGCTGAAGCATCCGGAAGTCTGTCCGCATTGATGACCATGCGCTTGAACTTATCGTCGTAAGCGTTCATTTGCGCGGGTACAGATTGCGCCGGAGGGGGAAGTACGACCGGCATAGCCACGGGAGGAGGCGCCGATTGCGCGGTCCGCGCGGCTTTGGTCTGGGCGAGCAAGGTGGCGGTGTAGGCTTTCAACGCCTCACTCGCCCAATCAACCATCATATCTTTAGTCACGACCATCTTAGCTACACCGAATAGGAGGTTGAAGATTTCTTGCTCAAGCCACATCATGCCGCGTTCCCCCGCGCTTCACGCCCCGAACGCTGAGTGGTCTGCGGTTGGCCTGGAATGGAACCGGCGGGGTTTTGGCCCCCGGTAGGGTTGCGCATAGGCATCGCTCCCGGCCGGGGTTGTCCAGGCACCCCCTGGCCGCTCCCGCCCGGCGTCCCCGGCTGCCCTGGTTGCTGCGGCTGTTGCGCCATCTTCTTCTTGACCATCTGCTCTTGATGTTTCTGCATATGCGTCCGTATCGCGGTCGTGGCGGGCTCTTGTCCATGAAGCGAGGCGAGCGCGGAGAGATGCTGAAACATATGGTCTTGGTCGTTGTCGAGGGCATGGACCTCCAAGTCGAAGCCCTCCACCAGCATCTCGTTCTCTTGCATTGGAGGCTGCGAGAGGTTATCCGCCAAAGGGGTGAAGGTAAGTTGCGCGAGGCGCGGGCCGAAACCAGCCTCCACCATCTGCGCGATAGCCGGGCCGAGATTGAGACTATAACCAGGGTAGAACTGGGGGGGCACCCCGCGCAGCACGTTCATCATGGCTATCTGCTGTTGCACCTGCTGCGCGTTGCGCGCAGCCTCCACGCCTAACCATCGAAACTCATAGCGTTCCTGCATCTGCAGGGGCTGGACCGCCTGCACATTGGCCTGCATCCCCATCTTGCCGTATTTCTTAATGATGAGGTCGCGGTCCCGGAACTGATAGTCGAGGTCCACAAACCACTGTACCAAGGGGGACAGTATGCCCTCCTCCAGCACCGTCACCGCATCGGCGGTCGTGAGCACGTCAACCTGTTGCTCGTTCGCCAGCTCAGCTTGCGTCGGCTTCTTCTTCTGCCCGGTCTGCGTGATGGCGGCGGGGCTGACGGAGAGCACCTGCATAATAACGTCCCGGCACTGCCCGGCTATCGAGAAGCCTTGCTCCCATAGCTGGGGGAACTCCACGATCTTGGTGTCGTTGGGGGAGGTTTCCCAGATAGCGGCCATCGATAGCACCATGCTAGCAACGCGCGGGTTCTTCTCCGGGTCCGTCATGGTGATGGGATTGAGTGAGTACATCGCGCTGTCGAACGCGAGGTTGACCGCGTCGTTGGCACTGTACTGGGGGTCCGCGCAGAACTTCAAGCGAGGGTCGCCCTTGGTGGACCCTCCTATCTTGACCACCGGCACCGAGAGGACAGGGCACTTGTCGTTCCAATATGGATTCTCCCGGCACCCAAGGAACACGCCGTCCTCCCGCATGAAGACCTGACACAAGCGGCGCTTTGTCTTCGCCTTCTTGCCCTTGCCCTTACTCCGGTCTTTATCCTTGACCTTTAGCCGGACCCAAGTCTCGTAGACATCGACTTCCTTGCCACCCCCAACTTTAATGCCCTGTCCCTCGACCTGGTCTTTCTTCCGGTTCTTGCGGCCGATCTTATTAGCCACGTCCTCCATATGTTCGACAAGCGACTCCCCCGCCTCCTTGTCCAAGGTGCCATCCTCGATAAGCCCTTCGAGCTTAGCCTTGGACCAACGGCGAATTATGGAGACGGACCCACCCGCCGCCAGCGCATCGTCTATGCTATCGGAGGTTGCGGGCAAGACGCACAGGTCGTTGTCCGATAGCACCTCCACATCGGGCGCGCCGTCGACCACGTGCTCATGGATGAGCGCATCTTTGTTCCTCTTCACTTCGCCGGAATTGGGGTCGATGGGTATTTGCACCCGGCGCTTGATGCGCCTCTCGATCCGCTTCCACCCGACATAGAGGCTGTACTGCCCCTCCACGTCCCCGTTGACGCAAAGGGCGGGCATCACTTGGGTTCTAAGGCGGGTTGCGCCAATGTAATGCTCTACGACCGATATCACCGCTTCAGGCAGAGTGCCGTCCGTCGTAAGCACCTCCACATGCCGCTTGGACTGGGGGAAAATTTGATTAGTGAACCTAGTCTTACGGGCGTTTACAGCATTATGCGCCAACGGCAAGTACATTTTTGAATTGCCAGAGTAGAACTGATGCTCGTTGAGCTTACAATTATAGATGTCCCAGTAATCAGTGATAGCATCCGCCCGCTCTATAGAGTCTTGGTACCCCTTTTGTACTGACGTAAGTAGCTTGGACAGCTGCTCTTGTATGTCTTCGTCATCCAATAGATGCGGCGTACCTTGCTCTATATCGTCCGGGTACTCTATGTTGATGACCTCTAGAGAGTCTTTAGCCATCTCTTTTTTACCCCTTGGCCGACAGGTATCTCCTCCCGTCAGCTGTATATCTATAGGTGCGCTCGCCCTCGTCTTCTTGCGATACGGACAAGACCCTAGCTGCGCTCTCTATGGCCAGCATCAAAGTATCATAGCTGTTTTGCCGGGGCAACTTGCTGTTTGCATCGTAAGCGAACCCCCCGGTCAGGGCGCGCAGCGTCCAAGTGGCGGTGTCCGACACTCTGAACCTGTCCGCCTCCATGCGCTGCTGCAGCTCCGCCCTGCCTTTAGCGGGGTCTCCCCCCCGTCCCGGCTTGGCATTCGCGGCCATCAAGGAGGCACGCAGTCCTATAGCCTCGTATTTCTCATAGTGCTGCTTAGGTATGATGACGGCACCGTTCCTGCCGGTACCGAGGCGAAGGAAGTCCAGCACCTCCGGTGCCGCCGATCCAGGGGCACCCTGGACCACGATATCGGACAGTACATGGACACGGCGGCGGATAGTTGTCAACGCCGCCCCCGCTGTCTCCGTCGAAGTCGAACTGAGACAAAATATTATCGGGGCATAGTTGGGGATGGATGGGCGCCCTTGCGAGATGTCCAAATGAGTCGTGGGCGAGAACTGCGTGTATATCGGCTCTCCAGGGTGCATTCTCAGGGCGTACGCCAAAGCATTGAGCGTGTCGATCTTGCCGGACGGGAAGTTCCTCAACTGCGTCTGTAAGGCCGGGCACTCTTGGGCCAAGACAATCTCGCCCGCCGTAAGATATGGCTGCAAGGCCCTGATGAAGTCGAGCTTACCCCTCGGAGCTTTGATAGCCACAATAGGTAAGTAGGTTGCTCTCCTAGCCATCTCAGTGCGAAGCGGCTGCATAATAAACTCTTCGAGCCCATCCTTCTCCACTCCTATGAAGGTAAGGTTGTACTTGTCGTGCAACTCAAATATGTGGTCTATGATATCTGAGGGCCGCCATAACTGTCCTTCCGCCTCCCAAATGACGAGCTTGGAGCTTTGCCAGGAGAATACAGCCGTGCCAGTAAGCGAGGATGAGGCACGTGTGGTCCTAGCAGGGTCTATGATAGCTATAGTAGGTTGGAACGTATGCTTAAGGAGGGGGTCAACGGGTAAGTTGGTGTTGTCAAAAGCTTTGGTCCCTTCCGTGTCCGACTCGCATAGGTACTCTTGCGCGAACTCACGCGCCATCCCCATGCGCTCATACTCATCTTTGGTCGCCAGCATATCATCGAGCGGGAACCTCTCCGGCCAAGAGGACCGCAGCTTGCCGGACTTGGAGTAATGCCACACGGGCACGTTCACTACTTTGAATTGGGAGTCCTTCTGCAAGCGCCCCACGACCGTGTCAGGGGCTTGCTTGGTGCCCGCCATGCGGATGACACGGTGCTTTTTGTCCATGGCGGGCTTGAGCACCCCCATGACCCATCTCATGGTCTTGTCCACCGCCGCGCTGTCCTTGGTGCTTATCTCATCCTCGATGTCATCAAGGAACGCAAAGGAGGGCCGCGCATCCCGGAACTTTATCCCACGCAGCGATTGTCCCCGTCCGTAGGCTTGAAGGTACACGCCGTTCTTGAGAAGTGCGCGAGTCTCGCCCCAGACGGCACCGTGTTGCTCACCGAAGAAATAATGTAGCCTCTCGTTCGTATCGATCTCGTGCTTGATCGCAGTGAGGCGTTCGGCGGCGCGGCCCTCGCTCTCTCCGATAATTATCCCGTTGGTGAACGCCTCGGAGAGCGCGAGGATACACAGCGCCTCCTCGCAGAGGGTACTTTTGGCACCCCCTCTAAAAGTCACGAGAAGAACTTCGGGGATGGTCAGGTCATGTATCGTGTGGATTGTCTCATCATGGAAGTGGGGGGTGCGATCGGTGTGCCGATGCGGGAAAAGCTGAATGTGTGCTTGCGTTGGATTGGCCAACAGCTCCTTCAACTCTTCGAATCGGGCCGGTATCATTGGTGTTTCACTCGAGGATCATGGGGGTTCGTTTGTTTTGGTTCACTCAAAGATACTGGGGGTTCGCTTATCCTGGTTCACTCACAGGTAATGGGGGTTCGCTTATGTTGGTTCACTCGAGGGGGATGGGGCATCAATGGTCATGGTTCACTCGGCAGCGTTGGGAGGTCGTTGTAAATGGTTCACTCGGCAGCATTGGGAGGTCGTTGTAAATGGTTCGCTCGGCAGCATTGGGAGGTCGTTGTAAATGGTTCGCTCGATTGGCATGCGGGTCCCTCCATCGCGGCTAATTTTGCATAGCACAGAGGGGCCGGGAGGGGAAGGAAAAAAGGACCCCCGGCACACCAACATACCGGGGGTCCAAGCTCAACTTCGGAGAAGGAGCAGCGCAGAGGCGGAGGGAACCATCCGCGCGAATATAGCATGCG